GGGGGGGGGATCTAAGACTAAGAAAGGAGCCGGCCCTTCGGGCCGCTTACTAAGTTTACTTACTAAGTAAGTTAGTAAGCATTGTAAGTTGTAGTTACTTTAGTTAGTAATAGAGACTAACAATACAACTTACAGAGCAAGTTACTAACGTTGTCTAGATTTGAATGTGTTAAAATATGAGGCCGAAAAATAATATGAATGTGGGACGAAGAAAGGGTAATTTACAGTATCTGGTACACCGTATGGGGGGGGGACTGTCTCGCGTTCTAGCATCGAAGGGGGGGTATCCTAGAATTTGCCCTGTATACTATTGAAAACAAATGAGGCCAAAAAAACGACCAAAAAAAAACTTACACAACTTGCACGTCGAGGTAGCCTTTTCGACTGCACGGACGTATGATTTTCGTGTCGAACTTCGAGTTTCACCTTCGACTAACTCCCTTTGTCATTGGGTTAAATCCAATAGAATCAGGAGTTTGCAATGCCCCAAAATTTTCGCTCCGAATACGGTGGTGGTCGCATGAAAATTGAGCACTTGCTGGAATTTATTTGCGCGGCTCACGTCGCGCAGCAAATTGAATCGCCTTGGCTAGATCGGGGCGGCATCGGTTTGGTAGCGGAACCCGGCCAACTGAAGACAACATTGGCCGAAAAGGCGTTGGGCGCTTATTTCAATGTGAAGGTGCTTTCCGACGTGAACGTGGTGGAGCTTGGGAACCTGCGGGGCGATTTGGCGACGAATCGGTTCCGCACAATCGTTTTTCTCGACTTCCAGAAGCTTTATGAGCGAAATCAGGACACGGCGAGCAACATCGAGGGCACTTTGAGGGCACTTACGGGCGAGGGTTGGCAAGGGTTGCCGCATGAGTCAGCTATGAGCGGAATGCCCGGTAGGGCGTTTGTCGTTATTTGTATAACTCCTAAGATGTTTCGGCGAAAAGGCGGCGCTTGGAATGACTCAGGCTTCGCACGGCGATTTATTTGGTTACAGTATGCAATCTCGAATCCAGAGGTGAAAATCGACGCGATGAACAGATGGGAAAAAGTTTCGATAGGAGACGTGAGGATTCCCTGGCCCGCAGAAAAGCTGCCTATGCGCAACACGGAGAGTGAAAACCAGATGTGCAGGCAGATGCTCAAAGATCAGCCGGGGAAAGATGATTCGATTCAGTTTCAAATCCTTGCTCGCACTTATCAGATTTTGAAGTGGCATTACAAAGCCCGTAGGGGGAATGAGCGCAGAACGCCGGACGAAATCTTTCAAGGTTTGAGCGCTCTACTTAGCAGAACGGGCGGCGAGCTGGTTTTATCCGGGCCGGAATTGGTGAAGCGGAGGCAGATTTCGGCTTGAAAAAGACTGCTTTTTTGACGTGCCTATTGTGTCATAAAAAAATATGAGCAAGGCCGGTTTGGTGTGGTGCAAGGCCGGTTTGGCGTGGGTTTGAACGCGCATCCGGCCTTGGTGAAACGGAGGCAAATTTCGGCTTGAAAAAAACCCGCATTGAAGACGTGGCCATTGTTCGAAATGAGCACGGCACGCTCTTGGATATTCGCCTAGCGATAGGCTCAAGGGCCTATTCGTTCTCGGTTGATGATGCAAAGCGGATGGGCGAAATGTTGATTGAAGCGGCCTTGACCAAGGATTTAGATTTGCCTCCGTTGAAATTGAAACGGAGTCGTAAAGCATGAGCAAGGCCGGTTTGGTGTGGATTGAACGCGCATCCGGCCTTTGGTCCTACCAGACCACCACGGGCCGTGAATTAGCTTTTGTGGCTGAGACCGAGCAAGGCGTGAATCTTAAAAAATGGTGGCGCGGGTACGTGGTCGGTGATTTGCTGCCATACGATGCGTACACTTTGCCGGATGCGAAGAGAACGATAGAGACGGTAGTATTCAATCAAAAAAACAAGCCCGACAGCAGAGCGGGCAGCAGTAAAAATCCAAAGAAAAAAGAGGCATAGAAACGATGTCAATCATGGGTCTGAATCGAGTGCAATTGCTAGGGCAGTTGACGAAAGACGCAACCGAGAACACGACGAAGGGCGGCGCCTTTTGTTCAACGTTCCAGTTGGCGACTACGCGGCGGTATCAAACGCAGCATAGGGAATGGAAAGAAGAGACGGCATTCCTGCGTATCGTCTTTTGGAATTCAGAGCGGGTATTCCCGTATTTGAAGGGCGGTCGGCAGGTGTGTATTGATGGCCATCTTCAGACGTGGCGAACCCCGGAGGGTCATTGGGTAACGGAGGTGAGCGTAGAAAATTTGCTGCTGACGGGCACGCGTCAGCAGTCGGAAGAGTCGGAAGAAACGGCTTCGCCAGAGGCAATGGTTCATCTCCGAAACCTAGAGCAATACGAAGCCGAACTCATCGAACGGGCGAGAAAGCATGAGGCGAAAGTAGTGGACTTTGAAAAACAGTATGCAGAATGGCAAGCGGAAATAGCGGCCGGGCGCCGCATGGCGGATTACGTAAAAAGCCCTAGGGGCGCAAATATCGGGGATGTCCCACGTCCGGCCAAGAAACGGGCGGCCCCGGCGGCCGCGGCGAAGCCCAAGGGGCGCAAGAAAGCGGGGCGGTAGTCGGTGGCCTCGAAGAAAACGAGGTCCTACAACGCGTTTCTACGCGAAATAAAGCGTTCCAAGGGAATCAGCCACCGGCAAGCGCAAGCCGCATACCGTACTTTGGCGGAAAAGCTGGGGGCGGCTCCGCTAAAGGCGGACATTGCGCGGCATCCGCGTTTGACGGCAAACGCGGTGAAAGTGGCCGCGAAGCTGGCCCCAGTGAAGCCCAAGCCCAAGGCAGCCCCGGCCAAGCCCGTGAAAGCGGCCCCCAAGGGCAAAACAAAGCCCAAGGCGGCCCCGGCGAAGCCGATTCGCATGAAACCCCCGGCCCCACCGGCCGGGGTTCAAAAAGTGCCTAATCTCGACGTGTGGGAGCAAGCGCGGCCCGACATTTGGATCAACGCAACACAACATCTCTACCATGCGGGGATCAACTACGAGTACGCAGACAAGAGCAAAAAAACCACGCGAGCGCGGGGCATGCGGGTTGCCCCCCGGCGACATGACTTGCGCATCGAATTTGCGGTGCGAGTGGCTCATCCAAATAGTGTTCAACTGACTCCGAAGTTCTTGAATGAGGCAGTGGCGCAATGGGCGTTTACGGGCGTGAGTCCGCTGGGTGTCGAGGTTAGCCAAGTCAGTTGGACGCGGGACGGTCGCGAATCGCGTCAAGCGCGGGGCGCCGACAGCATCGAAGATGTGCGGCAGCGGTTAATCTCGCGGTTATTCGGAGAATCAACGTTCGTTGTGAAAGTCGAGGGTAAGCTCGGGGAAGGTGTCGGATGAACGTTTTAGAGCGCATGGAAGGGTTTGATAAAGCGATCTCTTCATTTCTGGAAGAAATGCGGCGCCTAAATGGGCCTAATGCTATTGCTCGGGGTGTGCTGGGGCAAGATCTTGTTTATCTCGGGGAAGCAATCAAAGGCATTGTGGAACGCTACAAATGTAGGGCTATTGAAGAGTCTGATCTTAACGAGTCAAAGGACAGAGCAACTGCGTTTCTTCACTCGATGGCCATCGAAATAGAGTTTCAGTTGCAACCGGGGGTTTGGGTTCGTGATGTCGAGGTTCGTGATGTCGAAACACTATGGGCTTTGACTGAGACTTTTTTGCCCAATGACGGGGGTTGCTAATGCTCAGGTGGGCAGAGGTGAAAGAGCTTGCGCGGCCCGACACGACGTACTGCGATTACGACGGCCGTAGGCGGCCCGACCTTGAGCGCGTATGGGCCACGGCGCATATGCTCGATGCGCGTATCGAGTGGCTTCGCCTTGATAAAACCAATCGCGGTTGGCATCTCATCGTGAGATGGCGGCGCAAGTGGCAGCCCGCGCAGATAGTGGCGCTCCAAGCGATTTTGGGCAGTGATCCGGCCCGCGAAGCTCTGAACTTGATGCGCACGCTGGCCAAACCAGCGGGCCGCGATGAAGCCCGTTTCTGGAACATCCTTTATGAGCGAAAACTATGACGGTCTAAACTTCGAAGTAATCCGAAAGGCGAGCGAACATGACACCAGAGCAATTTGAACGCCTGACGCAAACCGTCCGACAACACCCTGAGACGGTTTACCGCGTGGTGCTGAATCAGAGTTTCGGAGACATCGGGCCGCATGCGGTCCAGTTTGTGGGGCGCAAGCTCTGTATCCAAACGATACATCCCTGGGGCATTCACGGTTGGATCGACGAACCGGAGACGGCGGTATTGGGACGGGCCTACTTCAAGGTGCTGCCAGAGCAAATAGACGCTTGCTGATGCTGCCTTGGCACGTGCGGCTTTTACTCGGGAAAACGGGCATATTTCTTATCTGGCTGCTGCTGCTGATAGGAGTGGCATGCATGGCCGTGGCTGTTTTTATCCGCTGAGAATTTTGGGCTTTGGCGGCCACTTGCTCAGTGTGAGCGAGTGTTTTTTTTGCTCTTTTCTTTCCGCTCGCTCACACACGGAAAAGGGGGCCGCATGAGGCGCGGTCCCGTTCCGTGGTGAGAGGTCCGAAGGCAATTCTGACCCAGCTTTCAGTTTGCTACAGTGCAATTGGATCGTTTCCCTTGCCTCTAAGGGACTTTGGACTCTTAAACCCGCAAGCCCTTTGAAACGTTGGGGCTTGCGGGTTTTTTTTTGTGCTACAGTACCGGCAAGTAAGTTTTGCCCCAATGCACGTATCAGGGCAACTTGCGGTTTCCGATTTGGGCCGCAAGTTATACGCTTCCGGCCAGCACGTCTCAGCCAACGCAGTTTTACTCAGCGATTGGCGCATGGGATAGTTTCGGCTTCGATAGATCCCTCAATACGTCTCTCAGCGAGTGGAGTAGCGATTCCTATGTGCAACAGACGCTGGGGGCGTTTTGCGCGGGCAACATCTCGACGGCGTTAGGGGCATTTCGCTTGCGGCGCCTGAATCCATTCAGTTTCGATGAGTGGGTCTTTCAAGGTATCCCGCTGTCGCAGGGCACGTTTAATACGGGCGCCCCGCTGTTGGCATACGGCGATACTGCGTGGAGTTTCCAATCGGACGGCAACGCTAACACGTGGGTTGGGACGTGGGCATTACCGGCCGGTGGCGCCACCATTGCGAAGCCTACGGCGGCCGTGAGCGTGCAAGCGTCCAATCCCTACGGATTGCCTTGTACTGGCTTTAATGCCATGCTGTGCGTCTTTCGCGGGCAGGTGGTGCCGATGCTATCCGCGCAAGGTATCTTTCCAGGGGCCTCAATCGAGTCGGACGCGATATTGCCCTATGCCCCATCTTTGTTGCCTCCGACGTGGATTGAGACGTGGGGCCTAAACGGGCATGGGCCGTCTGCCGGGGCCTACAACGTGATTGATTGCATTCCTGACCCGGCCACGGGCGTGAACCATGGGCTGTGGCTGTCGCATGGTAGCGGCGGCTATTCGATCATTTATACGGAATTTGAATTTAACGCGGCGGGCACGGATTTTGTTTCGCCATTCCGAACGATTGATGGTCTTTTCGGGCAAGCCATCACGTTCACCGGCAGCGCGGCCAGCGGTATCAGCGGGCTATTGAACATTGAGCGTAAGAGCACGCGGTACGGTTGGCTGTTGCGTTCACCGGCCCCCGGCGCGGGTATGCCCACGTACTATCTCGCAAGTCGCGACATGCAGCGTTACTGGGGCTTGACGTTCGAAGCGCAAGGCGCGGCCGTCTCGCCAGAGACGATACTCGGCGCTGGCCAAGTGTTGGGCGGCCCGACGCTGGGGGCCGATGGTAGCTGGTATTACACGGGGCCAGGGGGCGTGGTTTACACCAGCTTTGGGCTCACTCTCTCTATCGCGCAATATCCCTTTTCCTTTGCACCGGCATTTGACTTGCCGTGTGCGTCTCCATGCATACAAAGCAATATTTCCGCTACGCAAGTGAGGGCATGAGATGGCAATAGCGACGGCCCCGAATCAGTACACGGACATCCCGATTTTCAATGCGCTGATTCCAAGCGAGGGGCCGAAGGGCTTACCTCTGACGTTCGATTTTACGGCCCAAAGCGCGTATCCTATCGATCTCACGCTACAGGTGGAACGGGGCGTAATCTCGGCTATACAGAGCTTCTTTATCGATAACAGCGCGAATAGCGGCCCGTTGACAATCACCATTTTGCAGAGCGGGCAAGTGCTTAAGGCGCCCGGTGGATATCAAGGGTACGTGGCGGCGCTGGTGCCGAATCCGCCGCAGTTCACCGTATCGTGTGCTGGCGGTTCAACCGGAACGATAGTTGCTCTGAACATCCCAACTGGCGTTGGTTTCTGGCCAAGCGTGGGCGGCTCGAACACCTACAGCGCGGGCAAATTGCTCGTATCCGATCCGGCAGTCGAGAGCGCGATCGCGAGCGGGCAATTTCAAAGCTTGGTGTTCCGTACTGGCTCGGGCGGCATCTCTTATCCGCAGTGGATCGGGAATCTAACGGCCGTGGGCGCCATCACGGCCAGCGCGGCGGCCATCGTGACGGGGGCGCCCGGTTACTTCGTCACGGGGCTGAGTTTGTTCTTGTCGCCTAATGCGGCCCAAGCATCGGCGGGTGATTGGACAGCAGTTTTGAGCGACTCGACTACGGGCACGATTTTCGAGTTTGCCGCGTTTGTTCCGGCCGTTGCGCCAACACTGACGGCCCCAGCACTGCTGAGAGCGGAAACGCCGGGGGGTTGGACTTGGAACAATAAGCTCGCAAATTCGACGCTGAGTTTGAATCTTTCGGCAACGCTAACGACGGGCAAGCTGTACTATACGCTCGCTTACGGTCAGACGGGAATTGTTGGGTAATGGTCGATTCACAGCAAATCACGGGCATACCTGTAACGGTTGGCGAGCGGGAAAACAAGAAGCCGAAGGGCGTTCGTTACTTGCTCGATTTCTCAGCCGGGGCAACTTGGGTTTTAGACTTCACCATGCTTGAGAGCTTGGGGCGTTTTGACGGCCTCCAAGCGGTGTACGTCGATAACAGCACGAATACGGCCGGTGTGCTGATTACAGCGGATCAAACTCAGCAGACAATACCGATACCGGCAGGGCAAGCGGGCTATTACGATGTGCTCTGCGGGCGCCCGGCGCGGCTGACAGTGGCCAGTACCGGAAACGCGCTGGTGCTGGTGATTGCGCTCAATTTCGAAATGCAGCAGTCATCTTGGGGCCAAGCCGAACTGGGGCCGATCACCGGCAGCGTGAGCGTCTCGAATTTTCCGGCAACGCAGCCCGTGAGCGCGGCATCGCTGCCGCTACCTGCCGGGGCGGCGAGCGCGGCGAAGCAACCGGCGTTGGGCACAGCGGGCAGCCCTGCGACGGACGTGCTGACGGTGCAAGGTATCGCCAGCATGACGCCAATGAAGGTTGATGGGTCTGGCGCCACTCAGCCGATTAGCGGCAGCGTGGCCGTAACGAACCTTCCGGCAACGCAGCCCGTGAGCGGGGCCGTGGCGGTAACAAACTTTCCGGCAACGCAGCCCGTGAGCGCGGCATCGCTGCCGCTACCTGCCGGGGCGGCGAGCGCGGCGAAGCAACCGGCGTTGGGCACAGCGGGCAGCCCTGCCACGGACGTGCTGACGGTGCAAGGTATCGCCAGCATGACGCCAATGAAGGTTGATGGGTCTGGCGCCACTCAGCCGATTAGCGGCAGCGTGGCCGTAACGAACCTTCCGGCGATTCAGGTGGTGAGTGGAACGGTAACGGCGAACGCGGGCACGGGCACATATACCGTGCAAGATGCGGCGGACGGTGCGGCGGGCGCTGCGGCCCCGGCGAAAGCCAGTTACAGCGCGGGCGTTGATGGGTCTGGAAATTTGCGGGGCTTGCTCACGGATTCGAGCGGCAGACTGAAGGTGATCTTGGGTGCTCTAGATTTGCCGGTGCGGACGATTACGGCCGCAACCGATACGGCCGTGGCCGATGTCGATTTTTTGCTCCAATGTGACGCGACTTCAAACGCCATCACGGAGAGCTTGCCTACGGGCATGACGAGCGCGCAAACGTGCGTCATGTGCATTGTCAAAACGGACTCGACGGCGAATATCGTAACCGTTTCAGGCAACGGGGCAAACATCAACACGGCCAGCACTTTCCTCCTTTATTCGCAGGGCGATTACGCGTTGGTGCATTGGAATGGCACGCTATGGCGCATCATTGGCGCGCTGGTGAACGTGCATTTCTCGGGGGGCTTCGTGGGCGTGAGCAATGCGGCCCCGCAAGCCGAAATGCACGTTGCCTCTTCCAGCACCAATACGGGCCGTGGCGTTGTCTCGGAGCAAACATCAGCGATTGCGCAAGGCGCAACATTCCTGGCGTACAAAAATCGCGGTACGCGGTCGGCGCCGTCCGCTGTACTCTTGAACGATCAAATCGCACTATTCAACGCGGCGGGCTATGACGGTGTGAACGATTTGCCGAATCCGGGCCGGGGCGGCGCTCTCCAGTGGATTGCGAGCGAAAACTGGACTAGCACAACACGCGGCGCAATGTTCGAGATATTCACCACATCGACGGGGGCAGCGAATATCACGCGGCGCATGCGCATCACGGGTACCGGCAACACTTTATTTGGTACGACTACCGATAATGCTACGGATCTAGTGCAGGTGGCGGGCAGCATCAGCGCATCGGCCGGTATCCACGTTCCCGCAGCGGCGAACGGCAAAACGGGCAGTGGAACGCTCTCCGGTGGAACGGCGACTATCGCGAATACGAGCGTGACGGCCAATAGCAAAATCTTTTTGCAAGACACGACCTCCGGCGCGCTCACGAACGTGGGGGCGTTGGTGGTGAGTGGCAAAACGGCGGGTACGGGCTTCACCGTAAAAAGTGCGAATGCCCTTGATACCAGCACCTTTGACTATTGGATAGTCGAGACGGCTTGAGTGGGGGCGTGCGTTGACGGCCTGAAGGTATGGAGGTTTTTAGGTATGGCTTTGGGAATGGACAATTTGTTGCGCAGCATGGGCTTTGACGTTGATGAGCTTCAAGCGCAGTTCACGCGGGCGAAAGACACTCTCGCGGCGACGGTGAAGCATTTCGATGCCCGTATGGATGCGATAGAGACGTTAGGCAAAGCGACAGACGCGAAGCTAGATGAACTGTTAGCGCTGTCGCGGGAAAACGAGAGAGTGACGGCGTGGCGCCCGAACGATGAGGCGCCGCCGAAAGAAGAGGTGACAAATGGAAAAAGACTCAAGCGAAGCGCAAGCGGCGCTCAATACTGAGATTTCGCCGAAAGTAACTGAACCCATCCAGTGGCCACCGGATGAAAAAACGGGGCCGTATCCTGACGCAGTACCCACGATGAACATCTATCCGTGGGCGGAGGTTGCCGCGCTCTCGGCCCGCGTGGGGCTGCTAGAGGATCATATGCGCCGTCAATTCGGGGCGCATCATTTCCCTGACGACGAACCGGCCCCGGCCCCGACTACGGCGAGCATTGCCATGCGCCAAGGGAAGATTGGCACGCGGCCCGTTTAATTGGCTGAATGCCGGAAACAGCAGCAGTCACGATAGAGGTCCCGGCCGTCGAGACGCCCCCAGCGGAGATGCCAGCATGCGCTACGGAAGACAGCGTAACGCAAGTTGGCGAGCAAGTTTCCGAAGTCTCGACGGCCGTAGAAGAGATTACCGCGCAGGTAGAGGAGCAATCCGACAGCGCAGAGGAGTTTCAGACATGGCTAGAGGACGCAATAGCAGCACAACGAACGATGCTCGAAAACCAAACGGCATCGCTACAGAGCATCCTATCGAGGATAGAGGAGTTACAGACGAGCATGGCGAATCAACAGCAGCCACCACCGAATCAACCGGAGACAGTAGTAGCGGCGGTAGTGACGCCACCGGCGGCGCCGCCGAACGGATCAACGGAATCCGGGCAGCCGAACCCCGCGCAGCCACCGGCCGCAGCGGACGCCCCAAGCGAAAGTACACCAAACGCGCCAAACGAGCAACAGCCGCAAACACCGAATCAAGCGGCCCCGGCCGAACGAAAGAAAAGGCGGTTCATCTAGCGGGCCTTGAGAAGCTATTGCTCTCACTGCACGCGATGGGGGCCATGATTGCGTCAACACCAGAGCTTGAAATCGATGAGAAAGAAGCGGCTCACTTGGCGGCATGCTCATCCGAAGTGCTCAAGCATTACGCGGTGGTGGTGTCGGAGAAAACAGCCGCATGGCTAGATTTCCTAATGTGCTGTGGCGGCCTCTATGGCGTGCGCATCGCGACGGTTCACAATCGGAAAAAGAAAGAGCGTGTCGAAGCGCGGCCCAAGCTGGGGCCGATCACCGCAGCGGCCCCGGCGAGCGCGGGGCCAGTGCGGGCCGAACGGCAAGCAAACGGCATGCCCCGGCCCGTCGTATCGCCACTGATGAGCGAACTAGCACGGCATGCGGGCGCAGCCCCGGCCGATGAGTTTCAGCAATGAGCTTCCGACTTCCAAGTGACTCCGAACGTTGCGCGATTGTGGGGCGTACCGGCAGCGGCAAAACACAAGCGGCCGAATACCAATTGAGCCGACGCAGCTTTGACGTAATGCCGTGGGTAGTCTACGATTTCAAACGAGAAGCCATGTTGGCGCGCATCCCCGGCGTTGAAGAGTTGGAGCTTGACGAATGCCCGGACGAACCGGGCTTGTACATCACGCATCCCTTGCCCGATTCTCAGGACGAAGTAGAGGCGCATATGTGGCAGCTATGGGAGCGCGGCCACGTCGGAATCTACATAGACGAAGGGTACATGGTAGGGGCCTACAACAAGGCGTTCAACGCGATTCTGACGCAAGGGCGCTCCAAGCAAATGCCGATGATTATCCTGTCGCAACGGCCCGTTTTTTTATCAAAATTCGTTTTCAGCGAAGCCGATTTCTTCCAGGTGTTCTTTTTAACGGATCAACTGGACAGAGACAAGATGCGGCAATATTTGCCGTCCGACGTGGAAGATGAACGGCTGCCGGAATACTACAGTTACTGGTACGACGTGAAAGCCGATCAATTGTTGGTGCTCAAGCCCGTGCCAAGCGAGTCAGAGATTCTTGGGACGTTCGCAGCGCGGCAACCGGAGTTTGAGCAAACGGCGGCCGTCTCGGGCCGTGGCATGCGGTTTATTTGAGGTAGAGAGCATATGGACGAAACTATCCTGACGTGGAACGCCACCAACTGGATCACAGTGGTGCTTATGGCCACCGTTGGGTTTTTCATTTTGGCTTTGGTCGCGCAAGCGTACCAATCCTACGCAGCCAAGCAAGGTGGCGGCTGAGGTAATGGACATCGTAAATTGGCCGCTGGCAAAGCATCCGATGAATTGGGTAATCATCATGCTCATGCTTGTCATTGCGGGCTTCGTCCTACATTTGGTTTGCGGCCACTATGCCGACGTGCGCGATTCTCCGCCTACGTCGGCCCTGGCCCAATGAAGTCGGAAGTAAAGGAAGTATAGGCAGTATGGGCACGGCGGGAACACCGAATCTAGGGCAACAGAACGCCATAGCGCGGGCCATGATTCAACAATCATCCGTTGAGATGACGCAGAATATTTTCAGCACTACCGTTGTACCGGCATCACAGAACGTCATCAACGTGATCCCGCGCAACGTTGGGCTTATCAAGGGCTTTTACATCGAGGTGGCGGCCACTATTACCAACACCAGTGGCAGCGGGTTGACGTTGACAGACTTCAACGCGGCGAACATCCTCAGTCAGATCACCTTCACGGATCTAAACAATAACGTCCGTATCAACACGACGGGTTGGCATCTCGATTTTCTGGCGACGGCCAAGCAACAGCAAGTGTGGGGCGCATCGTTTGCGAGCGACAGCCCCATCAAGTACGGCTCGAACTGGAGCGTCATTTCGGCCCCGGCCACCATTGCGGCCAGCGGTACGGGAACGGTGCTCATGAAATATTGGGTTCCACTTGCCTATAGCGATATGGACTATCGCGGCGCCGTCTATGCCAACGTGGTGCAAGCAACCATGCTGTTGCAACTGACGATAAACCCGACTCCGGTTGTCTCAAGCGGTGATTCGACCACGGCCGTTTATACCGGAAACCCTGCCACCAACACCAGTACGACGATCAACGTCTATCAAGTCTATATGGATCAAATCCCGCAGGGCAAAGGCGGGCCGGTGTTGCCGGTGCTGGATCTCGCGACGATCTACGAATTGAAGTTCTCGACGCTCACGGGCTTGACTCCGGGCCAAGAGTTCCCTGTCCAGTACTCGAATCTTCGAGATTTCCTCAGCACGTTTGCGGTCTACTACAACGGCACGGCCCGTTCCACGGGCGCCGACATCAACTATCTGAGTTTGCAGAGCGCGAATTTTACCAACATCTTCAAGGTTGATCCGTATCTGCAAGCTCTTCGAACGCGGCAGCGCATCCAAACCGACTTCCCAGCGGGAACGTATTATTTCGACTACCGCTTGCGCCCCATTGCCACCACGCAGTACGGCAACATGGAGCTCATCGTCAATCCAGTGACGGCCGGGGCCGGGGCTTATCTGACCGTGGCGTTTGAGGACATGGCGTTGACGAACATCCTGCCGCAAGCTGGCTCGCTGCCCGCAGGCTGATAGAGGGGGGCCACATATGAACGGCAACGGCAATAGTGGAATCATCACGCATATCACAAGCTGGCTTAAGCAGCCATTCAACGCGCAGGGCGACGTGCTCAGTTGGACGCTCTTTCTCGGCTTGGTATTGGTGGTGACATTTTTCTGGACGCGCGTTTTGCAATCTATCGAGCATTAGCATGGCGAGCATAACGCAAGATCTAAAGTCACGGGAGTTTTGGTTTGCATTGGTGGCGGCGGTGCTGGCCTTTCTCGTGACTTTCCATCTGCCGCGCATACTACATAGGAATTTATGAAGGGCTTTTGGCTGTGGGTGTTCGTGTTCGCCATCGGGTACATGGTCGGTGTCTCGTGGCCGCAAGTCGGAGCGGGCTTGATAGCGAAAGCGAAAGGGGCCTAGTGGACCAATCGAGCGTCATTTTCGGTTTTCTGCTAATCGGCTTCGTGGTGTTCGTCACGGTGCGCGGCGAATTGCCGCAGTACCTTGCGGTGTTGGGGCTCTAGGAAAGAAGCTATGCCGTTTGCCTTGGTATTCGTCGGTATCGTGCTGCTGGTAGCGGGCGTGCGCGATAAGCAAGGCGATTTATTCACGCTGGCAAAGGGCGATTTTACGGGCAAAAATAACTTCTTTTTTTGGTCCGGTTCAATTCTCGCGGTGGGGGCCGTGGGTTACATTCCACGGCTCAAGCCGGTGAGCGATGGTTTTTTGGTGCTGGTAGTGGTGGTGCTGTTTTTGCATAACAAGGGCTTCTTTGCGCAGTTCTCGGAAGCGCTCAAGACGACTGAGACGGCCCCGGCCCCGGCCGCGAAGCCCAGTACGACGGCCGCGCCAAGCGGTTCTATATGGGATATGTGGAAGAAAGTCTTGAGCAACATAGCGGCGATTGGATAGGAACTTTTAATATGTCGGATCAACTTTTGACCTCTCTCGTTACCGTGGCCACGGCCATCATTGGCGTTGCCATTCTCGCGGTGCTGGTGTCGCGCAACGCGCAAACCCCGCAGGTACTTCAAGCGGCGGGCCAGAGTTTCTCGGGCGCCCTTGGCGCGGCCCTTGCGCCGATCACAGGCTCAAGCGTGACGGGCGGCAGCACGTTCACTGGATATCCGACCTACGGCGCGTATACCGGCCAAGGAATGATTCCCTAATGCCACAAGGAACAATCAACGATATTGTTCATCCGGGCTTTTATCACTTGCGGCAGACGCGGCCGTTTAGCAGAGGGGCCATGTCCTACGCGTGGCAGCGTGCGTATACTGACCCGTATTTCACAATCTACGCAACACAAAACCTTGCGGGCAGCTTCAACGCGTTTCCCCAAAATGCGCCTATTCCGGTGCCGCAGGCAGTGACGGCCGCAGGGTTGGGCGGTTTAGTCGCTGGCCAATGGATGTTGCAACCCTTGCTGGTTCCACCGGGGACGTGATTTTATGAAATGGGACTTCTCTTTCATCTCGCAGCATAAGGGCGTGATCGCCTTGGTAGTGCTGGGCGGCGCCTTGGTGCTGTTTCTCTATTGGCGTTCGAGCAACAGCGCGGCCACTAGCACCACGGTTGCGACTTCGAGCGGGGTTGATCCGCAGGTACAAGCAACCGAAGTGCAGGCGGCCGGGCAAATCCAATTGGCGCAGCAACAGACCACGGCGCAAGCGAATCAATATCAGTTCCAGCTTGCAGCCATAACGGCCAGCGCGGCGGCATCCGCGCAACTGGCCACGTTGCAGAATCAGGCAACTGTCGCGGCGCAGGCAAACACGCTCACTGCGCAACAGAATTTAGCCAAGATCCAAGCTGACGTACAGTCGCAGAGCATCGGGGCTCAAGAGCACGTGCAACTGGCCCAAGTTGATGCGGCCACCGCAGCGACACAGGCGAACGATGCGGCGGCCGTCACTGAGAACACCTTGGCCGATCAACTGGCGTTGGGCGTGGCGCAAGCCCAGAGCGCGGCTAACGTGAGCGTGGCCGGTATCAATGCGGACCTACAAAAGACGATCTTGACGACGAACGTAGGGGCGCAATTGCACTTGGCCGATTTGCAAGCGGGCTTGCAAGCGAATCAGCAAACCCTGCAAGCGGGCATAACTGACAAGACCATCGGGCTAATTCAATCCGGGCAACTGAATAAGGGCGGCGCCGGTGGTGCTAATCAAGTGGCCGTGCTGGGAGCAATTCTTGGGGCGCCCGGTATCGCTTACCCTGCGTACCAGACGGCGACGGCGAGCTTTTCAGGGGGCAACAGCATAGGCGGCATTCTGGCGGGCGCCGGGGGCTTGGCGCAAGCGATATTGGGCAAATGACGATGAACAGCGAGGGGCGTAGGATTGCGGTGCTGGTCATGCTCGGGCTTGCTGTGCTAGCGTGGCTGCTATTCCGCCATCGCACGGCCCCGGCAGCGGCGGCCGGTGCTGCCCCTTCCCTGCCCGATACCGGCATCGAGGGATCACCGGATTACCTCACGGTGAACGTCCCAAAGATCCCAGCACAGGATTTGCCGTTAGTTCCGGCCGTGGGCTTGAGCACGCGGCCCCGCAGCGTTCCGAGTCAGAGCAAACCGGGCGCATCGCTGCCAACGTGCGGCTGTACTCATTCGCTCTCGAAGAGCTTGGTATCGAGCATGAATCAAGTGATTGCAAACTATCTCAAGGGCGCAACTAGCATTGAAGAGTCCTATCTCGCAAACCTTCTGAGCGTTTATCCGAACGTGCGATTAGTCAACGTGCAAAGGGCGTTGCAGGCATGAGCGCGATATCGAGCACGTGGGGCGGCAGCCCGTTTGCGATTCCGGGCACGGGCGCCTTTCAGGTTTCCTCTTTTCCCGTGATGGGTGTGACAAGTACGGCCCCAAGTCAGACCGATTACTACAAGTCAGTAGCGGCGCAAGCGGCCACACAGTATAACGTGCCGGTGGGCTTGTTTCAGTGGCAAATCGGCCAAGAGTCTAGCTGGGACCCGAACGCGCTGAATGCTGCCAGCGGGGCGCAAGGGCTTGGGCAGTTCATCCCCAGTACGGCGGCGGCCCGTGGCGTTGATGTTACGGACCCGGTTTCGAGTTTGTATGGCGCGGCCTCTTACGATGCGACACTCTATCAGCAAACCGGCGATTGGGCCACGGCACTGAGCAAGTACGGCACTGTGGGCAGCGGATCACCGGCATCCGTCATAGCGGGCGCCAATGCCCAACTGGCGGCCATCGGGGCGGCCCCGATTCAGACGAGCGCGGCGGGATCGACGGGCGCGGCGGCCGGAAGCTCCGGGGCAGCGGCGGCCCCGGCCCCGGCCGCAACCACCGCTAAAACTGACAGCAGTGGCGGCGGCATATTCAGCGGGTTTAGTTTTGGCCGCATTGTGAGCGTGCTGCTAGGTCTCATCATGATTGCCGGTGGGATCTATCTTTTTAAACCAACACAAGAGTTTGTGCAGGGCGTAGCGGCAAAGGCACAAAAGGCCGCGGAATTGGCGGCCGCATAGGAAAGAGGTTCAGTATGGCGACATCGGCGCCGGTGATTGGCGCTCCAACGAAAGAGGATCGCATAGGCGAGCTACTACGTGCGATTGCGGTAGTAGCGGCAGAGTTTGGCCCTTTGTTCTTTCACTCTTCTCACGGGCAAATGTTCCTTCAGACGGGCGTGAGCACGCTGGCCACGTTGGCAACGATAGAGGACCCAAGGCCGTTAGGCGCATGATCCGCGTTAAGGCAACACGCGAGGGTTTGCCGGGGAACACGACGGCTAGCGGGTACGTCATCGATGAACATGTCTACTTCGTCGCGTTGCCGTGCATCGGGGCGTTGCATCGGTTCATCCGGTTGCGCAATCCGATGAATGGCCGCGTATGCTACGCCCAAGTGCTAGATGTTGGGCCGTGGTGTGAGCATGATGAAAAATACGTGTTTGGCGAGTTCCGGCCACTGGCTGAAACGGGCACGGATGAGCGCGGCCGTCCAACGAACCGGGCCGGAATCGATCTTGGCGAGGCGGTTTGGCGTGTGCTGGCAATGGATGATAACGGCCCGGTGGAGTGGGAGTTTATTTGAGATCCGTCTTATCGTTCTGACTGAGCACGTCTAGGATTTGCAGGGCCGCGCGAAAGAGCACTGCTAACAGTGCGATGAGCGGCCAATGATGAGGATGCGTGGGCATATAATTCTCATCGGCGAAAGATCCGGGTTTCAGAGCGGGGAGGTCTCGCTGGAAATTCGGGAACTCGGCCCCGTTTCCCGCTCAAGCTGGCATTGCGGGAACGGGGCCGGGGGATTGGAGACGCGGCCCCGAAATGAACTACCACTGCGGACGCCCCTTGCATTACACGAACCCCGAGACAGAAAAATTCGTCCAGTGGCTTATCGACTGGAAGGGGCAGTACGTAACGATATGGGACGCAGGGGGCCGGGGTTGGCGGGTGCAACGGCATTACATTGCATTGCACGGCATCAATGAGCGGGAATTGAGCAAATTGGGCTTTGACGAGGTGGCCAGAATCGAGTTTGACGAGGTGACATGAATGGACCCAAAGGCCAAAGCAGATTGGCGAACCCTCTATCAGCGTGTGGCGCGTGAGACCGATGAAGAGAATAGGCAAATCACAGCCAATATCAACGTAGAAATGGACATGAGCACGGTATTGGCCGTGGTCGGACACCTTGAGCTAGCCCTGACTCATCCGATGAATCAAGGCGCCGCCGTGGTGAGTGTTAGGACGGTGATAAAGGCGTTCATCGACACAACGGAACGCATTGGCCTCTATCCCGCATGCGTCGAAATGATGCGCATCGGGCAAACGGATATCCGCGTTTACGGCGGCGACTATTGGGCCGGAAGCCCAGAGGAAAGCGTCCAATGAGGACATGGCGCATGATCCGCGATATGATTCGGCAACTGCCCGTAGACATCGAGGGGCTTGGTTGGCGTGAGCGATTGGCCGTTATGTTCCTTGCCGTAAGGCTTGCTTTCTGGCAAGCGCTCATGCACGTATTGGTGTTGTGTGACGGAGATGAATGAGCTTCAATAGCGACGATGTAAAGCTGGCGATTCAACACCTGAAAGACATCCGCAAACAACAAATGAAACAAGCGAGAACGGGCTTATGGGTTACATTGTTTCTGGTGCTGTCGATACTTGTCTCGCTAGTTGTCTTTCTTTATAAGTGACATGATACTGAGTACAACAAAAGACACGATAAGAACAATGGCGCTTGACGTGCTTCGTTACATAGAAGATAGTCACGTGCATGATACTAACGCCACTAAGGCGCAAGTTAACTCACTTAGTAAGCTGATATTGATTGATGCGTTACGCGCTATCGGTATAGATAGTAAGACGTGGGTTATCGAAAAACGCAAATGAGTCAAGAATGGTATAGGTTAATGGTTGATGGCGAGGACTACGGCTTAGTAAGCGAGCGAGCAGCAAGGTTGTATGTTGAGTACACAAAGCAGCATTACCCAGGTGACAAGATAGTAATCGAAGAGACCGATTATGTTACAATCGAAGAGCTTTGTAGCTTACGTCAATTGCTAGATGATGTTGGAGTGTTTAGTAAGTTCAAGTTAAACAAGCGAGACCGTACATAGTATATTATGTTATCTTACTTAGTAAGTAAACTTAGTAAGCGGCCCGAAGGGCCGGCTCCTTTCTTAGTCATAGATCCCCCCCCC